GGTCTATGGCCTGAGTTGGAGTACACAGACCCGATGCCTGACGGTGGCACAATCGCCATAGAAACAAGTCTGACCGACGACCGCTATTTTGCCACTCGAGCCGTAGTGCTTGACGATCGGCGCACCGTTGTAACCGTTGAGTTTGTTTGCGACACTTACGACGAGATGTTGCAACACGTTGAGCGCCTAGCCAAAAACACGGCAATTAAATTTGCTATTTCACCGTCAATAGATATTCATTGGCCGTTGGCGTTAGAGCGTCGGCGTGCAATCGTCGGCTACGGCGAGATACTTAAATTTACGCCGCGCATCAAGTCAATGATCCACGAAAAACTGTTGTGGCATACAGGCGAAAATATGCTTGCCGAACACGTACAACGCGCCGTCGCAGTACGCAGTCAAAACAGCATTGCATTATCTAGCCAGCGATCACCCGGCCCGATTGAGTTAGCACGCTGTTTAGTTTGGTGCGCTGCACTTGCAAGCCGACCTACCGCGACAGGTAAACCTATGATCGTTGTGGCTAGTGGCTAGTATGCAAAACGGGTGGCCGTCGTTTACTTATGCTTTCTCGGTTACGTTCGCGGCGGTCACCTATCAACACGGGCAACCGATACGCGTGGCATACTTAGCCAATGGCAATCTTTAGCAGGTCAATAAACAAAGCAGCGATATCGCCTGAGCCAACAAAAGCGGCAGCGGCTGGTAGTTATTACAGCAACAGCGTCAACAACGGTGGCGCAAACATGGTCGGTCAGTACTACTCGTACATTGAAGGCGACGCTCGCAACCGTGCAATGAGCGTGCCTACCGTTAGTCGAGCGCGCGATCTCATGGCCAGCGTTATCGGTTGCATGAACTTAAAGATGTACAACGAAATTTGGAACGGCAACGAAATGGAAAAATTGCCTATTGCACCGCGCACTTGGCTACGCAAAATAGACCCAACGTTGCCAAACAATTTTATTTTGTCGTGGACATTTGACGATTTATTTTTTTACGGTCGCGCGTTTTGGTATATCACGTCACGCACAGCCGACGGATACCCAGCGTCATACACTCGACTACCTGCAGCAATGGTGCAGACATTAGATCAGTCAGGGCCAGTATGGTTTGCGCCGTCAAAACAAATTATCTTTCAAGGCGGCAACCTAGACCCAAACGACGTTGTGCAATTCTTGTCGCCAATTCAAGGCATCGTTTATCAGTCAACGCAATCTGTATCTACAGCGTTACAACTTGAAGCTGCGCGTCATAGAAATTCTACGTCAGCAATACCGGCAGGCATTTTGCGTCAGACTGGTGGCGAGCCTTTGAGCGCTCAAGAGTTAGCCGATCTTGCGGCCGCGTTTAACGTGGCGCGCGCAACTAATCAGACTGCAGCGCTAAACGAATTTGTTACCTACACAGAGACCGCAACTAGCCCTGACAAAATGTTGTTGATTGACAGCGCCGAATTTCAGGCAATGGAAATGGCTCGACTATGCAACATTCCGCCATATTTAGCAGGCGTGTCGGTTGGCAGTTACTCGTACCAGTCGAGCGCCGAAGCGCGCATGGACTTGTGGACATTTGGCGTTCGCGCCTACGCAGATTGCATTGCTGGCACATTAAGCGGTAACAACGTGCTACCTAACGGCACATATGTTGAGTTTGACGTTGAACAATATTTGTCGGGCGAATATTCAATGAGTGACTACCGTGAGGACAATTCCGAAACACCGATACCAAATGGAGTACTATAAATTTTATGATCCGATTAACCCCTTCACAGATCACGGTTGATGCAGCGGCGGCAGAGGGCTTGCCGTCGCGCTCAATCTCAGGCGTAGCAGTCACATACGACGAAACAGCAACCGTCAATGACGGCACTAAGGTACGATTTTTGCAAGGGTCGTTGCCAGTCACGGGGCGCGACCCGAAAATTCTTGGCCAGCATGACAGCAATCAGATTGTCGGCAAAGTAGTTGAGCGTGTGGACACGCCACAGGGCATGATGTTTACGGCCAAGATCAGCGCCACTCGACTAGGCGACGAATATATGACCCTTATGGTTGACGGCGTTATTGACGCGGTATCGGTAGGCGTAACCCCAACAAAGTTCAGTTACGACGAGGAAGGCGTAATGATCGTAGAGGCGGCCAACTGGCAAGAATTGTCGCTGGTCAGCGAGGGCGCGTTTAGCGGTGCAATCATTACCGACGTAGCGGCCAGCGCCCCTGACGAGGTAGCCGAGGGTATCCCCGAAACAGAATTAACTAATGCTATACAATCAGAACAAGACGAACAAAAGGACAAAGACATGACCGACAAAATTGAAACACCAGTAGTTGAGGCAGCACAGTCAACAGTTGACAAACTTTGGGCGCAACCTGCACGCGAATTTAAAATGCCAACACCGGGCGAATACATGGCAGCAATGGCAATCGGTGGCGACACTTTTGCAAAAGTTAATCTTGCATACAAAGATGCAGTTAGAAAACAACAGTCAGCGTTACAAGCAGCAGCAGGCGACATTTTGACAACTGATACACCGGGTCTTTTGCCAGTTCCAGTTCTTGGGCCATTGTTTCAAGACTTGAATTTTGTGCGACCAGTTGTTAGCGCATTTGGTGCGCGTGCAATGCCAAACACACCGTCAAAAACTTTTATTCGACCAACAATTACCACACACACTTCGGCCGCAACACAGACCGAAGGTTCGGCAGTTAGTGCAACGACAATGGTTATCGCATCAAACACAGTTACTAAAACAACTGTTGCTGGTCAAGTAACTATTACTCGACAGGACATGGATTTTACAGACCCAAGTTCAATGAACTTGATCTTGAACGATCTTGCAGGCGAGTATCTCATTAAAACTGATGACGTTGCAGCCGACGCACTTGTTGCAGGTAAGACAGCATCAGGCTCGACATGGACAGTTACGGCAGGCGACCCATCATCTTTGATTGAGTCTTTGTATGACGCGGCACGCGAAATTACTGAAGACAGCAACTACTTCCCAACACACTTGTGTGTATCGCCTGACGTTTGGCAAAAACTTGGTCAGCAACTTGACTCAAGCAAGCGACCAGTACTCGGTTACACAACTGACGGTGTGCTTGGTCAAAATTCAATTGGTAAAGTTGGCGGTCTCGCTTACACAGCAATGGACGTATTTGGTCTTAAATTGGTTGTTGATAACAATTTTGCAAACGGCACAATGCTTGTTGTTTACGCACCGGGTTTTGAGATCTACGAGGCACAACAGGGCATTTTGTCTGTTGATGTTCCGTCAACTCTCAGTCGCACATTCAGTTACTACGGTTACTTCTCAACATTTGTTGCTAAGTCATCGTTTATTCAGGGCATCGTAGTTGCCTAGTCGCATGGCGGCTACACCGCTATGGCGACCTATCTAACAGCGTCAAAACAGTTATTAAATAACTACGCCTGCATATCTACGCTCGAGCCAACCGACATACAGGTTGGCGACAGCATCGTTGTTGCGAGCATTGCCGCACCGTTCAACGGCACGTTCACCGTGTTGTCATGTCCGCAATACGAGTACACAGGCATAGATAGCACTACAGGCGAGTGGCTGTTTAACGAGAACGTACCGCGCGCTAATCAAGTCTTGTACGCCTGCACAGGCTCGGCAGTCGAGTACAGCGCGTTTTACACAGGCACAGTTTCGTTCACACCTACTTGCACTTGGGTTACGGTCGCAAACCTTGTCACTTATCTTGGCGTTTCAATTACTAATCCGTCAGACGATTACACGCTGGCTACGCAGGCCGTATCGGCTTCGAACCAATTTTGTAGTCGCCGACGAGCTGAGGCAGGCTACAACGACTCATTAAGCACGTCGCCTAGCGGTGACGTAACGCTGGGCACGATCATGTACGCGGCAGCGTTGTGGCGTAGTCGAGGCAGTCTTGAAAATGTGTTTGCGTCGTTTGACAACATGGGTGCAGCACCGCAACAGTCAATGACACCGATTGTTAAACAGTTGTTAGGTATTGACCGACCTGCGGTGGCATAATGCCTGCACCGTACACAGACCTGTTTAATGAGGCGCTAGACGATCTCACAGCCACGCTGACAGCCGTAACGGGCTTACGGGTAGTAAACGACCCGACAAAACTTGTGCCTAATTGTGTGTTTATTACAGCGCCAAGTTTTACGACCATTGCAGGCAACGGCAACATTGTACGCATGGACTACCCAATAAAAATTGTTGGCAGCGGCCCAGCAGGGCTACCCGTGTTGCGTGAGATTTTGCAGATCACCGCGCTAGTGCTTGGGTCAAGCGTCATTGCTATGTCGGGCAGACCCGGCACACTCGACATAGGCGGCCAAGAATACCCGTGCTATGACGTGGCAGTTGGCTTGCAAGCGCAAACAGCGTGAGCATACACACGCATATCGTTGCGGTATGGTAAAACTATTACAGACACCTAAGGAGTAATCACAATGGCAACTAGCACCTATCTTTCAAACCCAACCGTTACTATCGGCGCAAGTAGCGCTACGGCTGTTGACATCACCGACCAAATTTCGGCAGTCACCGTCAACTACATCGTGGAAGCGCTCGAGGACACCGCGTTTGGAAGTACGGCTCGCACTAATACGGCTGGGCTTCAATCAAATAGCGCGACGTTAACTCTTTACGCGTCGTACGCAGCGTCAGAAAGTTACGCAATTCTTGCGCCACTTGTCGGCACAAAATGCTATATCAAAGTTAAACCGACATCGGCAGCCGACAGCGCAACAAACCCCGGGTTCGAGTTAACTAATACTTTTTTATCTGCCCTACCTGTGATGAACGCAAATTTAGGCGAGTTGGCCACATATGACATAGAACTTATGGGTGGCACATACACCGCAGACGTAACAGCATAAAACTAACGCGCCACAACTGGCCGAGAACAGGACAAGGCAATGAGACTAAAATTAAAAGTTGATTTACAAGACGGCGTACAGCCAGTCGAGTTAACAACAAATATGTTTGTTATCTGCGAATGGGAAAAAACCGAGGGTCGCAAAATTAGTGACGGCAAAGGTATCGGCTACACCGATCTAGTTTGCTGGGCATACAACTTGCTAAAACTTAGCGGCCAAAAAATGCCTGCAACATATCGTGACTGGGTTAAAGAAAACCCGAACATGACGATTGAGGCAATAGACGAGACAGACCCAAACCTTACGGCGTAGGCAGTTACCGACGGCAACTAGCAGAACTTTTAGTTGCAACAGGGTATTGGCCTACGACAATCGAGTTTGACACGCGCGACCTGATCACGGTGATTACGCTATTGAATAAGCAAAAGAGGTAGCGCAATGCCAGCATCAACAACTATTGAGATTGTCGGGGTCAAACAGACGATTAACTCTTTGCGTAAAATTGACCCGCAACTGCAAAAAGATTTTAAGGCAGACGCAACCGCAATCGCACAGCCAGCAGTACAGGCAGGCAAAGCCGTGTACAAAGAATTACCGCTATCAGGTATGCGCTAC